CTATGACTTGAATGAGTTTTTAGGTTGTCTATCTTTATTTAAAAATCCTATACTTACATTTAACGATACAAGTGTTACAATCACAGAGGAGAATGATGGTAATGGTGATTCGTTAGAATATATGTATAGTGACCCAAGTGTTGTCACAACACCAAGTAAAGATATCACAATGCCTAGTGAGGAAATAACTTTCACTTTGACTGACGCAATGTTATCAAAGCTATCAAAATCAGCTGGTATGATTGGTGCTCCAGACCTACTTTTAGAAAACAATAAACTTACTGTAAGAGATAAGAAGAATGACAGTGGTAATTGTTACTCAACAAATGTTGACGCAAAAGGTGATGGAACATACAAGTTTTATTTTAAGACAGAGAACTTAAAACTGATACCAGGCTCTTATGATGTAACTGTATCTCAAAAAAATATCAGTCATTTTAAGAATGGAAAAACACAATACTGGATTGCACTAGAACCAGAATCAAGTTATTCTGCGTAGGAGTGTGATATGGAAAAGTTTCTCTGGGTGGAGAAGTATCGCCCAACGATTGTTGACGAGTGCATTCTCCCAAGTAATCTGAAACAAACTTTCAAGGAGTTTGTTAAACAGAAAACATTACCTAATATGATTTTATCTGGTGGTGCTGGTGTAGGTAAAACTACAGTTGCAAAAGCTATGATAGATGAAATAGGTGCAACATCAATGATGATAAATGGTTCTGAAGAATCTGGTATTGATGTTCTTCGAACAAAGATTAAAAACTTTGCATCAACAAGTTCTCTTGAGGGTGGTCGAAAGTATTTAATCTTAGATGAGTCTGATTATCTTAATCCACAATCAACACAGCCTGCACTTCGTGGTTTCATGGAAGAGTTTCATAAGAACTGTGGATTTATTCTAACTTGCAATTACAAGAACAGATTGATTGAACCTTTGCATTCTAGATGTAGTGGTGTTGATTTTAAGATAACAAATAAAGAAAAACCTAAACTTGCAAATGATTTTTTCAAAAGAGTTAAAGGTATACTTGATGAAGAGTCTATTAAGTATGATAATAAAGTTGTAGCAGAGCTGATTAATAAATACTTTCCAGATTGGAGAAGAACTCTCAATGAACTTCAAAAATATTCTGCATCTGGAAAGATTGATGCTGGAATATTAGTAACTTTAGCAGAGGTAAATATCAATGAACTTATGGAAGCACTTAAAAAAAATGAGTTTACGACTGTTCGTAAATGGATTGTCAATAATTTGGACAACGACCCAAATCGTATGTTTCGTTTTGTTTATGATTCTCTTTACGACTATCTTGATGGTTCTACTATTCCTCATGCTGTTATTATCATTGGGGACTATTCTTACAAGTCAGCCTTCGTTGCTGACCAAGAGATAAATATGTTAGCTTGTATGACTGAACTGATGGGGGCAGTTAAATTCAAATGATAGAAACCATAGACGATACACTAGAACACCATAATGCTGAATTAGTAGACATGACAATTCGTAATCTATCATGGAAATATGATTACAATTCAACTGGGAATGGTGTTAACAAACACTGGCACATATTCTGTGGTCATACACCAGAGGAATGTAAAGAGAATGGTTATGAACCTTTATTATTGATTTGGGACGCAATACAACCTAAATTAAAAGTTAAGGTACAAATGGAAAGAATGTATCTCAACGCACATACACATGGAATAGAACCACACCCACACATTGATGATGGTGATTACACAATTATTTACTATCCTCGATTGGACTGGCAGAGAGAATTTGGTGGTGGAACAATTATTGGAAATGAACTTATCGACTATAAAGGTAATAGAACAATAATATTCAATGCAAATTATTTACATCAAGCACAAACTGTTTCAAGACAGTGTTATAAGTTAAGAACTTGCGTTGTATTTAAAACAAAGGATTTAGATAATGTACGAGTTGAAGGAATATCTGAAAGCAATCAATCAGTCTAAAAAGAATCTGATGGATACAGATGATGAAGTCTGGGAAAAGAAATATCCAGCTTATATCATAAACAAATGTCTTGCACCATTTGATAAACAAACTTGTCTGTTTGTCAATGAAGTTAATCGTAGACCACACTTGGACAAGAAGTTACAGTTTGACTTTTTGATAAATAGTTTGAGAAGAATGAATAGATTTACTCCTTGGCTCAAGTCCAAGAAAGTAAATGATATTGAGTATGTGAAAGAGTATTATGGATACAGTAATGAAAAGGCCAAGTCTGCTCTCACCATACTAAGTAATGAACAGATTAAACACATAAAGAAGAAATTGAATAAAGGTGGAAGACATGGAAAATAGTATTAGTTGGTCACAAGACCAAATGTTGGAAGTTGGATTGAAAGAACCAGATGATTTTTTAAAAGTAAGAGAAACTCTATCTCGTATCGGTGTAGCCTCCAGAAAAGAAAGAAAATTATATCAGTCTTGTCATATATTACACAAACAAGGCAAGTATTACATTGTGCATTTCAAAGAACTTTTTGCATTAGATGGTAAAGAAACAAATCTATCAGAGAACGATATTGCAAGAAGAAATACAATCGCAAAATTATTAAACGACTGGAAGTTGGTAGAAGTAAAAGGAAGTATGGAGCCTGCAGCTCCTTTGAGTCAAATTAAGATTTTGTCTTTCAAAGATAAGGACGACTGGACTTTAGAAACAAAATATAATATTGGCAAAAAGAAAGAGGATTAATCTGTGGAAAAATTTTCCGACTTTATTTCAGAACAAGATAATAATAAACCTTATAATTTAATAATTATATCACATGATGGTATTGATGATGTAAATGAAACAGGCCCATTAGTTCATAAAACTGCACAAAAAATGGGTATCAAATCTTATTTAGCAGAAACTATGGGTGCGTACATGGAAGATACTAAAAAAGGTAAATTATTTTACTCTTATCCAGTGGACGATAAAGGTAATGCACAACTACCAAATACTAAAAACCCAGTTGACTATCAAAAACCATTTAACATAAATCCTGATGATACCTTAGTAATGATGAGAGCTTTAAACCCTAGAAATGGTTGTGAGTCTTGGAATGTCATGGGAAGGACATTAGAACATGAGGGATTTAAGTTAATAAACTCTGTAAAATGTAATGAGATATGTAACGACAAATGGTATAACAATATAATTTTTTTAAGAGAAAATATACAAACACCTAAAACAGTTTTGATAAGACACTCTGAAGGTGCTATTTTAGCTGCTGAAAAATTAGGTAATAAATTTCCTATGATATTAAAAACATCAGTGGGTTCTATTGGTGTTGGTGTTATGTTTGTTGAAAGTCCAAAGGCATTAGTGAGTATTGTCCAACTACTTTATCGTGAGGACAGGTACATAGATATATTATTACAAGAATATATTAAAACAGATTATGATGTTCGTGTGATTGTTGTTGCTGGTGAAGTTATGGGTGCAATGAAAAGACCAATAGTAAAAGGTGACTTTAGAAGTAATGTATCACAAGGTTCAAAACCAGAAATACACGAATTAACAGATTTAGAAATATCAGAGTCATTAAGAGCTGCAAAGTCAGTTGGTGGTGATTGGGTTGGTGTTGATTTTATACCAGCAAAAAACAGAGAAAAAGATAAACCATTTTTTATAGAGGTTAATTCAAATCCAGGCTTAACTGGAATTGAAGAAACATTTTCTAAAAAATTTAGTATGACTAAAAAAATATTACAAATTTATATGAATAGAGATAACTGGAGGAAACAATGAGTATAATATTAGACGCATTAAAAAAGAAGTATGAAGCTGAAATTGAAGAAGGAAAGATAAACATTAAGATTATGTTAAACAATCCAACTTCTATTCCAGAACACTCTAAATTTCTAGAGGAACTAGATATACACTTTGGAAAGATTGCAGAAGCAGAAGATAAACTTGAAGCTATAAATAATTACTTCGACAGTAGTCAAGAATTACTAAACGAAGATGTTCAAATGGCACTTAAGTTGTAGATGGACAAACAAGTACAACACATACTACTTCAAGAAGTCAAAAGACAAAATACTACAGTAGAACTTATTGCAAGTGAGAACTTTGCATCTGATGATGTAATGCGACTATGTGGTTCTGTATTTACAAACAAATATGCAGAGGGATATCCTAGTAAAAGATATTATAATGGTTGTGAATATATGGACGAAATGGAACAACTTGCGATTGATGAATTAAAAAAAGTATATTATTGTGGTAATGCAAATGTACAACCACATTGTGGTGCAAATGCAAACACAGCTGTTTATCAAGCATTTCTTAAACCAGGCGATACTATTCTTGGAATGGATTTAGCATCTGGTGGTCACTTAAGTCATGGTTCTAAACCAAACATATCTGGTAAAATATATGATGCACATTCTTATGGTGTGAATGATGAGGGGTGGTTAGACTATGACATGATTGAAAGTCAAGCAAGAAAACTAAAACCTAAAATGATTATTGCTGGTGCAAGTGCGTACTCAAGACAAATAGAATGGGATAAGTTTAAGTTGATTGCAGACGAAGTAGGTGCAATACTTCTATGTGATATGGCACATTACTCTGGATTGATTGCTGGTGGTGGTTATAGAAGTCCAGTACAATACGCAGATGTGGTTACATCAACAACACACAAAACATTACGAGGCCCTAGAGGTGGTATCATACTTTGGAATAATGATGAATATACTAAGAGAATAAACTCTGCAATCTTTCCAGGCACTCAAGGTGGCCCATTGATGAATATGATTGCATCTAAAGCACAAGCATTCAAAGAGGCAAATACATCTGATTTTATACAATACATAAAACAAGTGATAGAAAACGCAAAGGTTATGACTGAGGTGTTTATGGAAAATGGTTTTAATGTATTGACAGGTGGGACAGATAGTCACATGATGTTAGTTGATTTAAGTGATAAGAAATACTCTGGTAGAGAAGCTGCAGATTTACTAGAGGAAAATGAAATAACTGTAAACAAAAACGGAATACCAAATGACCCTAGAAATTTTGTAGAAACATCTGGTATTCGCATAGGTACAGCCGCAGAAACAACGAGAGGTCATGGTGCAGACTGGTTTCGAGATTTAACAAAGAGAATAATTGACATACTGTCTTAATTGTGGTAAATTTATATTATGGATTTTTATAC